TAATTTGAAGTATCCACGTTGTTCTGCATACTCATAATCTATGCTTGCACAACCGTTTATTGCATCATATGGTACAGGCGTAACATACACACCACTGTTGTGTTTTTTTCCTTCTGCGTTCATTCTTGCCGGTGTACATTGAATTAAATCAATTATCTGTTGCCTATCAGCAAAATCTATGTCAACATCAGCACTCATTTACTAATATAGTGTCCTATGTTAGCAAATTCAGCAATCGCAAATACTATTGCGGCCATAACTAAATCGCCAGTAAACAATGCATAGCATCCGCCGATACGTATTGCACTTTTTATCAGCAACATATAGAATTGTGGATCTTTAGATTTTTTTACTTTTTCCATTTGTTGAATTTTTGGTCTAGTTAATCCCATTTTCTTCTCCTCTGCAGGTAATGTAAAACTTATTTTTTCTGTATAAAAAGGCACGTTACCATCCTGCCTGTTTAAGTATTTCTTCGCAGTATGCCTGATCTGCTGGATAATCACGAAACTTCTTTTGCCAAAAATCTGGATCAATCCAAGGCCATACAATTTTTGTTTGATCAGGATTCATATCTGCAAGGTATGCTTGTCCTGATTCACAGTTAAACACCAACCAAGGTGATATGCGTCCTGTACTTATTGCAAATGCAACTGCATTGTCATTTCCATAACGCAAAAAGTCATGTGCTGGATGTCCAGTACGTTCACTCCACTTTATACTATATTCAATGCCACGTTCAAGTGCATCTGTTAGAGCTTCACGTTTTATATATTCATGCAGATATTCGTCATATACTGCTTCTTTGCACCAATGATCAAGTTTTTTGTTTTGTTTAATTACCCATTCAACAAACTTTGGTACATTGATAGCATTTATACCAACACAATGTCTACCAAACTTTACGAATGCCTTATAATAAGGTGATGTAGCAAAGTCACCGTAGGTTTTAAGTTTTGCACTACCTTGTGTCATAGTGTAAAACTTCAAGTAAGTTTGCAAACCAATTTGTACACCAACTTCTTTTTCTTCTTGAAATCTGCGTTTCTGTTCGCAGAGATGTACTGCTAGTGTGCTTTCTTTTCTAAATTCACGTTCACAGTACTTACATCGATAGGTTTCACTTTTTGTCTGCGACTCCACTGTCACGCATGTATTCCTTTAGTTCTTTGTTTGTTATAAGTTTGCTGAGCATCTCTATTTCATCTGCTTTCATTGCAGGAAACAGTTCCATCAGTATTTTCTTTCCTTCGTTGTTGCCTTTTTCTTTTTTCTTTGGTGGTATCCATGTATGTCTATAGTTGCCCATATCTGGCGAAATAGCAGTAGCACAAAGCCATTGTAGCTTAGGATGTCGATTAATGTCAAAGAAATGTTTGTTCAATCTTTGATTACAGGCTATCAAATAGTATTCTTGAAGTTCACTAGGACCTTGCACACTTGATCCCCAACGTATCATAAGAAAGTTGGAAAACTTTTTGCGTTCTTCATCTGTCAGACTATCGTAAAAGTCTCTGCTTTTACTGTCAAGACACCGCATCTCATTTGCTATGTTTAGTTTTTCGCTCATTGTGTTTTTTCCATATCTTGTGCAGTATGTAAAACCAAAATCCGTTGATACAAGGTTCAACTAACGCAACTGCACCTGCTTCCCATAAACTTGAACCAGTCATCCAGTAAACAACATTCATTGCTATTATAACATGACCAACAGTATAAATCAATGCTAATGCAATACTATCATCTACTTTTTCTTTTACAACAGTAAATATACCTCTAGTAAATTCCATACGATCACCATGCTTTGTTATAGTCTACAATTTCGCAGTTACGACTGATGTCTTTTACAAAATAAACACATCTTGGATTGTCTTTGCTTTCAACTGGAACTGCTAACATCTGTCCATTTTTTAGTTTTGGTACATACCATGTTACATCTTGATACACGTCTACTATTTCTATATCCATGTAAGTTGGTGTAAAACTTGTGTGTGGGTTGAATTGGAAAGTTTTAAAACCTCTATCATTGATACTCGTTAACGGTAACATCTCAAGATCACCAACTTCTGGTTCGCCAATCAATACCTGCCAATCAATTGGCATTTTCATTTGAGTATCACCAATACGCAGTACCAATGCAGGAGAGTTAAATGTTTCTAAAAATATTAATGGAATATAGATGTGGTCTGGATTGGTTGGATCACTATTGTCAAAGATAGAAAAACGTAGATCATCTATTTCTTCTGGCAACACATCTAATTCATAGACAGTATTTTCTAGTGTTAGTATTCTCATAATTTCTCCAGTGTGTTATGCATTCCAGTCTAGTTTCTCTACACTAAAAGGATAGTTTGCTTCTCTATAAAATGCTTTACGTTTAGTTAAGTGTCTTTTTGCAAATCTACAGGTTGAGGTTATGTCCCAGATTTGGACGTGGTCTTTGTCTTCCGCTTTACGAATACCCCTGCCAATACTTTGTATAACCCGTACAAAACTTTTACCAGGCTCAAGAAGGACAAGATTGAAGATACGTGGCAGATTAATGCCCACGGCCGCGACACCATATGTAGCAATAATGATTTTACCTGTCGCAGTAGCCACTTCATCATATTCATCCTGTCTTGCTTTTGCTTTGGTTGCTCCACTTACAAACACAGCTTCATCTCCCATACGATTGAGCAGTTCTGTGCCAGCACTTATTCTATCAACTAACACCAATGTGTTACCCGTTTTATTTACTTCAATAACCAAGCCTGCAATGGTATCTAATCGCCCTTTTTCTTCAAAAAGGTATTTTAATTCGCTTTGATAGTTTGTAAATTCTGCATGGTCAATTAACTGTACCACGTTTACATGACAGTTTGCAAGCACACCTTTTTCCTGTAGTTCACTAGCACTAAGTTGATTTATCACAGGACCCAAACTACAATGCAGTGCTTGAAACTCAAATGGTTCTTTGGGTATTGTCCCAGTAAGTCCCCAACGCAATGGTATCTTGCTCATTACGCCAGTTAACAATGTTTTAAGTGCATCGGCTTTTGCCATGTGTACTTCATCAACTATAACTGCAACTACATCTTCTAAAAACTCATGTATGGTAATATCAACTGTTTGATTCTTTGTGTTCTTAAGTAACACATTTAAACTTTGCCATGTGCATATTGTGTGCTTATGTCCAAACTCTTTTCTATCACCATAGAATACCCCAACATCAAGTTGCATGTTTGAATAGTCTGCTTCTGTTTGTGTAACTAAACTTTTGTTTGGTACTATAACAATACTACGTCCGTAATTTTCTACACGTTCACTTAGACTTGCAGTCATAATTGTTTTACCAGCACCAGTTGCTACTTCCTGTAAGCACTGCGGATTTTTTAAGAAACTGTTTATTATCTCTACCTGATAATCACGCATCTTAATAGGAGTGCCAGAGGCAGGATGATTTTTTGGCCACATAATGTCACTGTAAGTATCTTCTGCCACTGGATCAAACTTGAATACTGTTTGGTATTCTCTGTTGTCTTGTATGTCAACGTCGTAGTTAAAGTCTTCAAGTATAGGAAGTATATCAGGCAACAAATTTAAGTATGTGCTACCGCCCATTTGAAAGTATGCAACTTTGCCATCCCAACGTCCTAGTCTTACTGCTGGCAAGTATCTTGCATGTGGCACATCATACTTAAAAGTATTCACAAGTTTCTTACGAACATCAAGTTCTAGTCCTGATATCTTAAGATTTACTTCATCGTTTATTATTAGTGTTGCTGTTCTCATAATGCTATTATACACAATTTCTGTGCTTAGTCAAGTTAATAAACAAATACTGATTGGACATTATTATACTTGCTAACTTTATCAAGCACTGCTTGTTTATTTTTATATTGAAGTTGTGCAATCTTAATTGCACCAGTAGTGAGACGTGGATCATTTTCACTGTAGCCTTTGTCTCTAAAATATTGTATATGATTATCCAAGTAATTTTTATACATCTGTTTTTTTGACTCACCATCATCTTCATTGAATCTAATAACAAAGTCTACACTGTAATGCAAATTAGGAACAAAATCATGGTGGTGATCATCATCATCAACTGCTAGACTTTCTAAGTTTTTACCAACATCGGCATACAATGTATACACACCTCCAAAGTCGGTTGAATCTGTAAATAGTCTATAATCATCTTTTGTAAATATCTCTGTTTTTGGTATATTAAAATATACAACTCTTATCTTTGGACTTTTATTGTGTCCTTCACAACGATGTATAGTTTGGTTGATATGACTTAAACATTGCCTAAGTTCAGGCCCGTTGTTTTGTAAGAATATAGGATTTTCTAACCATGTGTCTAATTGTCCGTGGTGCAGTTCAAACACACTATGTAGATAGTTTAGTGTATCCTGGTCGTTTATATCTGTTATTATTCTATCAAACATACCAGGACTTATTTCATTACATTTTGCGATGTTTTTATTTAAAAACTCTAGTGTGTATTCGGTTGACCATAGATCATTGAGGTTATACATTGCCCAAGGTTCACTTATGACATCTTGACGTTGTTGTGCATGTAAGAAACGGTCTATCCATTTTGGAAGAAAATCGCTCTGCACCAAATCAAATTCAAGATCAAATGTGTTGCTATAATCGTTTTTATCACTCAGGCGAACTGTTAGATTTTCCATATTAGTATTATATATACTTTTTTGTTTTTAGTCAAGGAAAGTGGGCAATATTTTTTACAACATTGCCCACTTAAGGTTGTCCAGGAGCTAGATCTGATATGACAACCTATTCTATCTGCGCCTCATCACAGTGTTTTCTGCTAACTGTTTCCAGTTAGGACTTACCTTAGTGAGATCTGCTATTTTCAACGCCATTCTCAAACTGACTTCTCTTAATTTATCCTTAGTAGTGTCCATAAAAGCAATTACTTCGCCTTGCATTTCCTTGCTAAGGTCATAGTCCTTAAACAGTTCTCCTGTAGAAACTATTTGTTTAATACGTAAGAATTTGTCTCTCATGGTATCAAGTGTAAGATCCAAGTAATGACATCTTGATTGTAATGCTTCTAAGTGATCTTGTAATTTTTTACTTCTAACATTTTCAAACTTAACGTTGGTAATAAAAATTACACCACCTTTGAATTCAAATTTGTTTGGAATACCTTCTGATCTAAGTTTAGCACTGTCTGCATTCCAATGTAGTACACGTTTCTTACCTGAATCAAGTGCGGCTTTAAGTATGTTAAGACTAAGTTCGTCCATTAATACACTATCACAATCATCAAATACCAACACATGATTAGCATCTGCATGTTCATACAGTTTTGCATACAAACCAAGTGCAGTCATTGCACCCTTAACAACTTCATACTTGATAGGTCTGCCTGCAATGCTATCCAGCATTGAACTTTTATCTAGCTCTTTTTCTACACCAAAACTCTTACCCACTCCTGGAGGTCCAGTAACAATCATAGCTCTAACATCACCAGCAATAACTGCTTTGGTCATGTCATGTAGTATACTGAAACGTGTAGCAATACGGTCCATTACCTGCTGATCAGTTTCAAAATTTATAGTTTTGGAATCTTGTTTTTTCATTTGCATTCTAGCTCTCCTATGCAATGTTGTTTTCTAACTGTATAAACAGCTTAACATATATAACCTATATGTCAACCTATTTCTTACGTTTCTTTGATGGTTTATAGTCCTTGCCAGCAACTTTTTTTTGCATTTCATCTCTACCCTCAACGTATGCATCGACTAGTTCTTTCAATTGTTGTTTAATCCATTTAAGCATTGATATTATCCTATTAATTTATTATCAGGCATTTTTCCTGATCTTGTTTGCAAGCCCATTTTGATGTACTCGTTTCTCACTGCCATTGCTTCTTTTGCACTAAGACTTTCCCAAACTTCAAACTCGCCAGTTTCACGACTTTCACCTAGGACATAATACATTATTTTGCTTCCTTTTTCTTTTTACTTCGTTGCCAAGGATTACTATTTGCTCCTTCTGTCCGTGCTTCTGGAGTGCATACTGTTACTTTTCCACCTTTTGCAAAATAAGCGGCATATGCTTCTTGTAATTCTGCGTCATTTTCTTGTGGTGTTCTTGGCCCAAAATCAATGCTTTTAATATTGCTTTCTACTTTATCTTCTGACATATTTGCTCCTGTTGTATCATTATGATCTTTTTACAATCAGTACAGTTGATCACACTGTACCGGGTAGTTTTTAGTTGGAGTGTTATGGTTCCTTGAGTCCTACCTGACTTGTAAACCTCTGTAGCTGTCGAGCACCGCTCTCCCTTAATCAACTACTTACACTTTACTGCTGGCTATGTCATCTTGTTTCCTTATCCTTATTATGCTGTTATAATAACACAGTTAGAGCATAAGTCAACCTTTTTATTTGTTTTGGCCATAAAAAAATCGCCCAACTAGTGGACGATCTGATTAAAAACCGTTTAGCAAACTAAACGAACATGTTGGCGCCTTCTCCCAACTTGCGAATTCTTTTGTTACTTTTATTTATACTAGTTTGAAGAAGGCTTAAATTTTTATGGAGCTTCCGGTTCTGGTGCGACATATACAGCTATGTGTGGTAAAACAGTAACACTACAGGTTAAAGTATTTCCAACTTCTAATGGATATATCCAAGTTGACTTTTCAATCCCATCTACAGTACCATCATCTCTTGTCCAAGTAGCCAAATCAACAGGAACAACACCATCAATTAATAGATTCGTGCGTTCGTTACTAGTAGCATCGGCACCATCGCCATAAGTTGTATTTCCTGGCATATAAAAATGCACGTCACCTATTGTTGTTGTACTCTGGGCCGCTTCAGGGTATCCTGCTGCATTTGGACCTGCATCTACATATACTGATCCTGCACTAAATTCTCCAGCAGTGCAATCTATACTAAGTGTATGACTTGATGATATAGTATCATCTGCATTTTCAAAAGTAAAGGAAAAAATCTCCCCGTAATTTATAGTAGTATCACTTTTAGAGCCAACAGATAAAGTAATGGGTCCTGAGTGTACACTTGCGCCATCCCACAGTACAGTTGCCGTTGAATCAGCATCAAAATTATAGCCATATATCTTTATTGTTCTTGTTGCCATTGTTTTTTTATTCCTTTGTCAATAAACGTTTATAAAGTTATTTATCTCCAATGCCTACTAATCAAACTATCATTGACCTCGTGTGGCTTTGGATTTCCATGAAAAATTACAATACTGGTTTTAGAATCAATAGTACTATCACCGCCAGGATTCAATGGTTTTCTATATC